GGTGAAGTTAAAAAATCTAACTCTTGCCATATAAGTTTTAATTCATCTTGATTATAAAAATCTTCAATAACAAGATGTGGAAATGGTTCTGCTACTTTATGTATAAACATTAAACAGTAGGTTCAGTTGTAACCTCTGTTGGTGTAACATCTATTGTTGGATCTTTTAATTTTGGTTTTGGTTGTGGTGGTGGTGGAATATACTCTGCCACTTCACCAAACTCACCAGCAACTGCTCTAGCAAATATCTCACGACCATGTTCGTAGTGGTCATTAGGGTTAGCACCAAAAGGTGTCCATTCTTCTGAATTAATATCATCAAAATAAACTTCACATTCAATAGATGAATGATCTTCTGTTGCCCATTTACAATTTCTAACTTGACTATATTTCATATATTTTCCTTTTATTTATGCGTAACGAACCCAAAGACCCGCCATTCCTACATTGCCACCACTAGGCATTCCACCTGCAGTTGATAATGAAACACATCTCCATGATCCTGTATTTACTAATGATGTTCCAGCTGTATTCTGATAAGAACCTAGACCCGGAATATACATGCCAGTTCCAATAAAAGCGTGAACAACAGTTTCACCAGTTTGATCAAGATAACCCGTAAATGATGTAGCATATAAAGTTGTCCCAGCTACAGTTGTATTATTGTAAGATGTAGATGAGTTAGCTGGTCTTCCCATTATATAACTACCAATAGCATATTGAGTAGTATTATCAATTGCACCTGTTTGACCATTTAATGATGTTACGCCACCTCCAGCTGCTGTTTGAAATGTTGGTAATGCGCCAGCACCATTAGATGTTAAGATTTGACCAGCTGTTCCTACTGATGCTAATGATTGGAATGCTCCTGTGGTAGTTGTTCCACCAGCTACTAAAGCATAAGCAGTTGCTGATGTATTACCAGTGCCACCATTTGCTACAGGAACAGATGTTGTAAATCCTGTATAGTCAGCATCCCATGATGCAGCAGTTGTTCCAGAAGTTAATATACATGTTATAACAGCAGTTGTATTTCCTGTTACAACAATGACAGAATTTAAACCAGAAGATTGAACAGTAACAGATCCAGTAGAGTTATTATGTATTTCAAATCTTTGGCCTACTGTTAATGTGCTTGCTACTGGTAACACTACTGTTTGAGTAGTTGTTCCAGTGAAGTATTGTAACTGTGTGCTAGATACAGTAAGTGTAGTTGTGCCAGCCGCAGTAGCAGTAGTTGTGTATCCTTGTGTAGCAATAGTAGCAGCAGCTAGTGATGTAGCTCCAGTTCCACCATTTGCTAATGGCAGTGTTCCTGTTACTTGTGTTGATAATCCAATATTAGAAATAGTATTGGAAGCTCCACTAATTGTTTTATTAGTAAGCGTTTGAGTATCAGACGTTCCTACTACTGTGCCAGAAGGGGCAGCTACTGTAGCAATAGTGCCAAGACCTAATGTTGTTCTTTGTGCAGAAGCGTCTGCATCATCCAACAATGCTTTACCAGCTGTTGTTAAATCAAATGTAGCAGCAGTTCCAGATCCAGTAAATTGGATACCTTTATCAGCAGCAGAAGTTAATCCAGCAATAGCAGTTAATTCAGCATCAGATGCTTGTGGAGTAAATGTTAATGCACCAGTGACATCACCAGATGTTAATGTAATAGCACCAGTTCTAGTATTAAATGATGTTACTGCACCAGATGTGCTAAATGCAGCAGCATTCCATGCAGATCCACTCCATACATATAGTTGACTTCCTGTTGTATTCCAATATAAAGCACCAGTTAATAAAGCATTTCCATCATTATCTACACTTGGAGCTGTTGATTTAGCACCAAGATATCTGTCATCAAAAGCATCATAACTAGCAGCAGCATTAGTTTCTGATGTAGCTGCATTGGTAGCACTTGTTGCAGCATTAGTGGCTGACGTAGAAGCATTAGTTGCTGACGTAGAAGCTGCACTAGCAGATGAGGCAGCATTAGTAGCTTGTGTGCTTGCAGTTGAAGCTGAACCAGATGCTGCTGTCGCAGATGAAGCTGCGTTTGTAGCAGAAGTTGATGCATTAGAAGCCTGTGTTGTAGCAGTAGTAGCAGATCCAGATGCAGAAGTTGCACTAGAAGCGGCAGCAGTTGCTGAACTTGCAGCAGCTGTAGCAGATGTGCTTGCGTTACTTGCTTGTGTTGAAGCTGTTGTTGCTGATCCACTTGCAGCTGTTGCACTTGATGCAGCATTGGTTGCACTTGTAGATGCGTTTGATGCTTGAGTAGATGCAGTCGATGCGCTAGTAGAAGCATTACTTGCTTGAGTAGATGCAGTAGAAGCAGAAGCAGCAGCGTTAGTAGCTGATGTTGAAGCAGCACTTGCACTTGTAGCAGCATTGGTAGCACTAGTTGAAGCACTAGCAGCGTCTACAACTAAAGACCATTTAGCTACATCGGCATTACTTGAAATAGGTTGTGATCCTGTAGATGTATGTGCAGTAATACAAATATAGATATTGCTATTAGATGTATCTTTAACGATATCTTGTAATACATATGCTGTGCCTGTAGCCCAATTACCTTTGTATGTTCCAACAGCATTTAATGTTTGTGGATTACCAGTAGAGTCAAATGCTAAAAACTTATTAGCACGTGTTGTATCTGCTGGCAACGTCATGCTAATAGATGTAGGATCTGTTACAGGCGCTTTAATAGAACGCTCTGCTGTTTCAGCAATTTGCTGAATAAAGATTGTTTCTGAATCTAATTCTGTATTAAGTGTGTTAGCAAAGAAGTCACCACCAGTTACGAAGTCTGTTGAACGCTCAATAGATCTTGCACCAACGATTGTAATACGATCAGCACCTGTGGCAGCTACTACTAATGTGACTGATCCAGTTCCTGTAGTTCCACTAATGGTTACAGTGTAGTCTGTGGTTAAAGTAAGTAGTGTGGTGTTCTTATATACTGCGATATCTGTAGAAGTTAATACAGGGAATGAGAAGGCGTAAGGGCCTACACCCGCAGATCCTGTGTATACTACTCGTCTTGCTACGCTCGTTATTGCATAATCAGCCATGATTTTTCCTTTGCCTTATTTTAACTATATTCTTGTTTTTGTCTATACCATTTTTGCTATTGTGTCAATAAAGTTTCACTAGATATCTCTGGTAATCTATCTGGCTTTTCTTCGCCTGGACGCCACCAATAATGCTGGCCAGTTTCCCTAAGGTATTTGGTCTGCATTCTATTTAGTTTAGATTGATAATTAGGATCTACATACAATTGCAATCTCTCAAAGAATCCTCTTTGGAACAATAAGTATCCATACCATAGTGTTTTGCCTGGCATATATGTTTCTAAAAACTTCAATGATTCACCAGCGATATTAGTATCTTTGCCTTGAATGTATTGTTGTAAGTTACCAAATGTTAGGTTCTTAATGTTATTAGCCATATTAACTACAGGGCCAGCTAATGTATCTTCTAAGCCACCACCAAAACGATTAACATTACTAAATAATAAGTCACCATAAATACCTAAGCCACCACCTTGTAGGAATGCAGCACCCCAAAACTCTGGAGTATTCATTGGTCTTGGATCACGGCCTTTACGTATCTCTTGCAGTTGCATTGCTAATGCAGCCATAGCTGTAGTAGCTATTGCCAAGTCAGCTATAGATCCAGCCTTAGCTTTAAATGTAGCTTGATTCATGGCTTCCCATAAATGAGTAAACACAACTTGCACAGAGAAGTTTTTATACATAGAGAAACTTCTTACTAATTCACCAGCTGCTGTTCCAGCTCTAGTTCCGCCATTTAAAAATGCTTTAGCGCGCAATCCAACTGTAGGCACTGCATAATCCATTTCAGTATGCATCATTTCTAAGTAGCGTAAAGATAACTCTTGTGCTTGATCTTTAGGCATATGAGTAGCTAAACGTATTTCTTCTGGACGTAAGAATTTAGATCCATCATAATCGTATAGCTCTGACTTCCTTACTAAATCCCATGTATCAGAATTAAACCCATATCTAGTTAATGCTTTTTGTTTTTTAGCACTTAACTTGGCAAATGGTGTTTCAACTAAGTCAGCCATGCCACCCATAAGTTCAAAACCAAAAGCCATACGACCAGCTTGTGTCCATGCTGTTAATCCAGAAGCTCTCATAACAACATCAGATATTCTTTGTGTTATTTGTGGGCCACTCATTTCACCAGCAAAACGTGCTTGCGTTTGTGCTAAACCAATCCATGAGTCAAGAATGATACCCATACGAGCAGCTTCTTTTCCTCTGGCTTCTACATCTGTAGGATTAAGATTTTGAATGATGCGTTTAAATAATGGAGCAAAATGCATATCAAGTTTAGTAGCAGTAGCCTTTTGGAAGCCAACGTCGCTAATAGATGTAATAGCCGTGCTACCTAAGAATGCAGCATTGTTAAGATTACGAACTCCTTGCATTGTTCTTGGCACAACGCCTTCATCAGCAGATGCGTAAGCAGATCCATTATATAACTCAAATAACTCATCCATATCATTTAAGTTCTTTTCTGCACGCTTAAATACTTTTGGATCTTTTAATGCAACTCTTTGTTCAGCCGCGTCTTTAAGAACGCTTTGTCTAATAAAATTCATAGTGGCATGTGGATTAGGGCCAAGCACTTGCATCATAGCTATGTCATGCGACATTCTGTGTAAGTATTGATTCATAGATGCAAACGCATCTGGATTTCCAAATTCTTCTTGGTATTTTATCCAATCATCAGCACTCTTAAAATGCAAGAATCTGTGATCCATATAGCGTTTAGCTAATGATCTATGGCCTGTATATAAAGCACCAGTTGGTTTAATCTTATTAAATCCATTTTCAGCAATACTATCAAATGCTTCACTTAAAGCTAAAGATAATTGCTCTGGTGTAAATGCTTTGCCAGTGCGCTCATTAATCATTACAGTAGTATCTAGCATTGGAGTTACAAACTTAATCCAAGCTTCTTTACCAGCCTTAACTACAGCCATCATGTTATGAGATTGTGGTAATCTCCATGACTCTAATTTAGCAATAGCACCACCGGCTTCGTTATATTTTTGACGAGCCATTTCGCCTACCTTAGACCATGCTTCTGCCATTTCTTTAGCGGTAGTATTTCCTGTATTAGTTCCCCATAGCTCACGAATAACATCATGCAATGTATTGACATTAGTATGCCAGCCTAATCCTCTAGCTCTAAATGTAGCTAATACATCTACAATCTGTGATTGAAAT